TACTCACCTACGGTTTTGTTATACTCATCCCAACCAGGTAATCCAGCTGCTATGATTTCTTTTAACTCTTCTTTTCGCGCTCTAATCTTTTTCAAGATTAGGTAAATAGCGGTCTCATCATTCATTCATGCGAATTATACATGAAATTTCAGTTTTTAGCAAGTCATTCCTTACTTTCTGATTTATTTTGTCTTGTTCCACCTACATATAGTCCAAACCACGCGGCTCCAGCACCTACAATCACTGAAACAAAAGCAGATTGTGCATTTGTTGGATCAGGTAAATTCATGAACCATTCTGTTGTTCTATAAAAAGAAAATCCGTAAAGTGTAATTAATAGACGTGGAAATATTCTCCATGCTGTTAATCTTTGTGGTGTAATCATTTTTTCTTGATTAATCCCATTGCACCTTTTCCAGCCTTGATGCCGAAGCTAGCTGAGCAGGCAATATATAATAAATGTTTATAATAATCCGGAAGTTGTTGCAGTGCAACAAACCCTCTTTCAACATGCTCTGTCATGCCTGGAAAAAATACTAAAACTGCAGGCCCTAAAAGGCAAATTAAAATTAGCTCATCTTTCCACGACCCTTTCATTTGGTCAACGGCTGATGCTTCCCACGCCACTTTTCCGGCGATCTGGTCTTGTTTCAATTTAGTTGCCGCTTGAACTTCTGTAAGTTTCAATTGGGCCTTCGCTTTCTTTGTTTCTACGAAGCCAGAAACTGCTTGCCCCGCAACCCCTAATAAGGGTTTAATTAATAGGTTTAACATATTATCTCCTTAAACTCATTATTCCACCACGTGCACCGTACATTGGTGAATGTGATTCAACCATCCATCTTTGCATTGGATCTGTTCCATATCTTGCTTCTGAATATGGATCACTTAATTGTGCTTGTAGTAATGGTATTTGATTTATATATCTATTACCACCATATCCTCCATATCTTGGTCCCCAACTAAAGCCACCTCCAGGTCCGCCGCCAGTGTTATAATCAAATAATGAAGTTTTTTTATAACCACCATATCCTCTTTCAGGATCTCCTATATTACTGCTATATATGACACCTTCAGGTAAAGTTTGGAATTGTCCACCAACATCTTCTAGGGAAAGGCCATCTTCAACAGATGGATCATCACCAGCTAAAATCCATTCAGCAGGTGTTTTTCCTTGTACTTTTCCTTGATAAAGTTTATCAGACCATCCTTTTTGCTGTACTTCCGCCCATCCTTCATGGGTATAAAATGATTTAGGATATACAACTGGTCCTTTAGTATAAGTACCACCACTTAAACCCCCACCAATTTGACCAGCTTGTTTCATGGTATCAGCCATTTGTTTGTAAATATCTGCATTTACATTGTTTTGATTGTTTTGATTGTTTTGATTGTTTTGATTTCCTTGATTACCATAGCTAACATCTCCTGACCATGAACCACCAGTATCTGCAGTGCTACCACCTGTAACATTACCAGATGTATCAATACTCCATGTATCATAGTTAGGAATTCCAGCAGCACCTTCATGCGGTGTTCCTGGTTTGTATTGTTGAAGCATTTCTGCTTCATCATCTGTAATATAAGCTAAATGCGTTTCTGGTGCACCTGGACGCGTTTTTAAGTTGCGTGGTACATAGAGCATATCACTTTCAGTATGATTTCCTGGGTACATTATTGATCAATCCTATTTCTTTTTCCTGCTTCAACAGCATCAAGATAATCTTGATAAAGCTCTTCTAATTCATAATCTTCAGTATTACCTTGTTTCCATGCCATATTAAATCTTATTGCTGCATTCTTAGCTGCTTCTCGATTTGCAGGGTTTTGTATCTGGTTTATATTTAAATCCATCCACGGGCTATAGTCTTCAGTTCCAAGATTACCCCAATCAAATTTAGCGTCTTGAAGTTCAGGATCACTAAATGTTTCTTCTATTGTATCTTCGTTTACTCCTTCTTGAACTATTTTTTCTGTAATATCATCAAACGGTTCCATTCCTGCCATCATAATACTTGGATCTCCTTCTGGTCCCCATATAGTTGCAGGTTCATAAGATAAATCTAAAGGAGTATCTTCAATTATTTCATCTTCAATTATTTCATCTTTTTCATCTTCAAGTAATTCCCAAGGTAGTCCCCAAGGATTATTCTCTGGTGAAAATCTAGGATCACGTGGAATAATTTCTTTTTCTTTTCCTGCCATAAATTTTAATGGGCCTGGTAATGCTAGTTTCATTATTCCTGAAAGTTTTTTACCCCAAGGTTCTCCAAATTCTTTTTTATACCAATCCTTTCCAGCTTGTCCAAAATTAGGAAAAGGATTATATATAGGAGCTCTTACTGCAGCTTGATTTTTTCCTGTAAATAAAGACCCTACATCACGAAGAAATCCTTGTGATTTTGCTGGGTCTGTAAATAATGTTCTTCCAGTTCTTCTTGCCCCAGCTGGTAATCCACTTGTATCAATAAGTTGTGCCCCACCTCCTCCATGAATTTGGTTCATGAGCATTTGATACATGTTACGTGATTCATTTTGATCTGTCGTAACTGCAGGTTGTCTAACTAATGTATCTTTTATTAGACCTAAATTATTTTTATTTTGATACCAATCTCTAGGACGTGACATAGCCCATTGTGGATCGAAGCGCGCACGGCTGCCTTGGCCGTACGACTTACGATCCATTATTTCTTGTGCTGATGGTTTATATTGAGCCATTATGCACCTGGTAGAATTACTGCTTTAAGCACTATAAGAACTATGATGGCTACGATACCGGCCTTTATCCAGTCACGCATTCCCCAATCATTCCATTCTTTTAGATGTGCCCAAATGTCTTTCAATAATTTCATTTGTACCTCCTATTTTCCTTTTTTAACTCCGCCTCGTTTCATCTTCTTTACTTTGCCACCTTTTTTCATCATCTGAACTTTTTGTCCAGTACTTTTTGCATGCATCTGTGCATCACGTACTCCTTTAGATGTATATGGAAAGTTAGCTGCTCCTACTTTTGGCATTTTATATCTCCTTAATGTATTGTTGGTTTATGTTGATCTCTTATAGAATCTAATAAACCTTCTGTAAAATTAACACTATCAGCTACAGCGCTGAACATTTTTGCGGTATCTTCAACACCAAGTGATTGTATGTACATATTGCGAGTTACAGCCATTAGCGCTGAACAGGCAAGCATAAAATCATTAGGATCGTCCTTAGTCTCATCATAGACTAACTGTTCGACCTTCTGCATAACACTACTTATTTTTACTAGTTGCTCGTCCATTGGTTTTGGCTTTTGTTTTGGCATTCTCCCTCGCAATTCTCTCGGTTGATTGCTGTTTCATTGCCTCACGCGATGAAACAATATTTTCTTTTAACATACTAAGAGCATCAGCATTTTGTTGCTTATCTGTATCTGCCGCTACTTTCATTAAGTCAATACTTGTTTGCGCCTCCAGTTTGTCACGTTCCAGATCCATTTTTTCTGCATCTGTTAACATATCCTTCTGTAGATTAGCCTGTAACTCAGCAGCTTTCAAGTCAATTTCTTGTTGTTTTAATCTTACAAGTGGATCTTGAGCTTCACGTTTCATACGTGCTTCCTCATCTTGTGCTAATTGCTGTGTCAGTTGTGCTTCCATCTGTGCCTGCTTTGCAGCAGCTTCATTTGTTAATTGATCCATTTGCTGTTGCATTTGCTGTTGTGCTTGAGGGTTTTGTTGTGCCTGTTGCATTTGCTGTTGTAATTGTTGAAACTTTGGTTGAAATTCTTTTTGTACTTGCTCACTCGCTGTCAAAGAAATATGTTCTGATACATGTGATTGCAACATAGCATATAACTGCGGATTAATTTGAACCATTCTTGTAAACATAAATTCAGCATGTGCTTGCATATGTGCCATATGATCTTGCATAGGAAACGCTTTTGGATTTTGCCCTTTCATCGCAGCAGAATTTTCCATTGCTGGACTAATTGGTTCCGGCATATCAGGATCTGGCTTTAATATAGCATCTACGTTATCAACGCCCATTGCTGCATACATTCTTCTATATGCTTCACGCAAATTATGTAATTGTGGTGCAGCTGTTGCTAATTGTAATTGTTGTTGTGCCAATGTCACACGTTGTGCCATTGAAAATATATTTGGATCAGATACTGGAAGTATATCCACACGATCATCAAAATCAGCTTGTTTAATCATTCTATTACCGCCAACAACTTGGTAAGGATATTCTGGTGGTAAATATAATTTAAATATACGTGCTAGTATGTTAAATTCCATACGTTGTGCGCAATGCAATCGTTTATGTATTGCACTCATCACTTTTGTTCCACGTTCAATTAATGCAAGTGTTGTTCCAACTGGATTTTGTTCATTACCTTCACCCATTTTCATATCTGCAATTGCTGCAAATGATTTACCTGCATCAACAGAAAAACCTAATAAACTAAATAATACTTGTGATGGTTCTTTATATGGAAGAGGTAATAATGATTCTTTTATTGATTGTCCTGTAACATCGACATCTCTAAACTCTCCTGGTTGTAAAGGTTCATCATGATCACGTATACGCATACCACGAGCTTTAAAACCTGCTGGAAGATTGGCAAGAGTACCTGCATCAATTAACTGCCGCAAAACACTTGTTGCAGTTCTTGACAATCCACCTAGCATATGTATTAGACCAAAGCCGTAAAAGCCTAGGCCTGGGAGGAATTTAAAGTGTACAAAATAAGAAATCTTCGATGGCTCTTGCGCATCTTGATTCCAGTTTCTACGAATAGATAATATTGTTCGTGAAAACTGATCTATTGTAACTATGTATGGAAGTTTTATACCATTTTCATTTTCAAAACCTGGTATATCTGCATTAATATGCATTTCCAAAATTTCATGTTCATCATCATCTGATGCGTAATTTTTTTCTAATCCTTGTAATTCATCTACCTTATCTCTAACATCAGTAGGGTCAACTTGACCACTTGATAGTTCAACATCACGGTAAAATCCACTAATTTGTAATTTACGAACATCATTGTTGTTCATTTTTATTATATGTGTAACTCTGTCTGCTTGATCTAAATCATTCGCCATATAGTTAATAATTAAATCTTCAGCAGCAACAAATTTAGCTACAGCACGTTTTTGAATTGGATCAAAATATACTTTCTTAAAAGCTGAACCGGCAAGTGGTAAATAAAATAATAATTGGTCCATTTCTGGATCATATTCTTTCATCTCATGTGTAATTTGATAATTCATGTATTCTTTTACACGATCTGCCTGTTGTTCAACATCTGGAGTAGATAATCCAACTATTTGTGTGCGTACGGGGCCGCTTGGGGGGAGAAGTTCCTTGTAAGCTTGAGCCTGAAACTGTGTAACAGATTCAGCTAATAAGGGATGTACGACCCCTGACGCACCTTCGAACGGTTGGGTGCGATCTTCATATTTGAAGCCCAACATGTCCAAACCTTTTATGTAAGTATCATGCCAGTCTTTTCGCGAGTCCTTATCCGCTTCGAAAGCTCCTAAAAAGTCACTTGCTAATTTTCCTAGCTGAATATCATCAAGATAATCTGCTAAGTTTGCATCGAATGGTACTTTTGATTTATCGATGGGTGCGTTTGGTTCAAAATTAACTTCTGCGCCACCATCTGGTGTTTCCAGCAATTCTACATCGCCTTCAAATTCTACAGTTTGTTCTGGTAATTGTACTTCTTGGCCAACTGGTTCAATATCCAATGCGCCTTGCAATGCTTCCATTGCTTTATCAATATTATTCTTTGGATTCTTTGCCATTATCTCCCCTTTTTAGCTATACCACCTTTTTTATACAATGGTAATCCCTTGGCAATTGTTTCTTGCGCAACAGGATCTTTAATTGATAAAAATGGTATTCTCCACGCCCTTTGTTTGTCATCTATTATAACAGATTCCATTAATTTTGCATTACTTTTCTTTTGTACGTTTTGTAACGCTTTTTTCAAAATAGGACCATATGCCGCTAGATTCCCAATATAACTTCTATCATTAGGTTGAAGTGATCTATTTTTAATAGCTGATGATGAAAAACCAACGCCGTCATAGTTACCATCTTTTGCCATACGTGTTAAATACTTAGAAACAAATTCCATATAGTCTTGTGAACGTTGGAATGGTCCTTGTGGTATATCACCACCACCTTTTCCAATATTCTCTTCTACAATCTTTCTTACCTTTTCACGTTCTTGGTATAACTTTTTTAACGCGGGTGATTTTGGATTAACAGCGAGAATGTCTTCTATACGTGACTGTATCCCCGCAAGATGTTTCATATTATCATCAATAACAACTTTATCCGCACGTGTTGCATACCCAGCACCTTTTTCACCTGCACGCAGTGCACGTTGTATTGGTTGGTGCATATCAGATTGTATTTCCTCCACAAATAACATTCTTCGTCCAAATTCATCTGTACGATCCGATGTTCTTACATGTACAAATCCACCAGCTCTATCTTTAGAAGCTAATGATCCATAATGACTACCACCTAATTCATCATACATTTTTACAGGTTCACTCGTACGAAGTTTTCCAGGTTTATATGTAAATAAAAATTCCTGTGTATTATCACCGCCACCTAGTGTTTGTTGTCCAGCATATTGTGGATCTTTTCTATATGCTTTTGGACCATACGATATACCTTTTTTATTAAAAGCGCTTGCTAAATTGACAAGTGGACGTTTTAATATAAATGGTACACCACTTCCTGACCCAATACCTTCTTCTAAAGCATTTTTTATACCGAAATTCTTCAACATATAATCATCAACATTCGCCGCAATTGTCTCCGCTGCTTTTACATTAATTTTATTATTTTCAATTAATCCAGGCATGGATCCTTTTAAATATTTAATCATTCCACCTATTTTTGGATCATAAGCAGCTGGATCAAGATTTTTCATACCTATATATATATTTTTTAGTATTTGCTCTGATGCTCCTTTTCCAAGTGGAACAACTTCTAGTGTTGGTGCAATTTCATCAAATTCTTTTAATAATTCTTTTTTAGATAGTTTTTTATTTCCTAAACTTTTAAGGAAAGGCTCTAATGATGAATCATCTAGTTCATTTGCACGAATGCCACGTGCTTTTAAATAGCCAAGCCAGTTTTGTGCCGGCATTGCTTCTTGTGGCGCATTATAAATCTCTTCACGTGATCGCCAGAACATTGCTGGTGTTTCTTCTTTAACCTTCGCTCCTGTTTTTCCTACCGTGTACATATTTGCTGGACCACCAGCTCTTGCATCATCTCGTAAAAAATCTCTAGCGGCTTTTTGTGTTTTAAAATCTTTTATAGGTAAGCCAGCTTCATCGTATACTGTATAAGAAGGTTTTGCTTTAGAAAGATCTAATATCTTCTCTCCTGTTTTCTTTGGTGCTGCTAATTTTTCCATGTAAGGTTTTCCCTTACCTAAAATTTTAGGAAGCGCTTTTAATACACCTTTAACCACTCCACCAGCTGCGTATTCCTGGGCCTCGAGCGGCGGCACAATATCCACCATGTGTCTATACTTTATATCTTTCATTTTACCTTCTTCATGATAGTATTTCCTTTATCATCTTTAACATATTTAAATTTTGGTTTTTTACGCATTTGTTTTAGTATATCATCCCACCAATCATATACAGCATATTTACTAACAGGGATAGCAGCTTCTGTATCCATTATACCACTCATTTGATAACGCCCTAATGATGTTCGTGGACCTGTAACAATAAAAGCATTATTTTCAGGGTTTAAAAAAGGATACTTTAATTCTGTGTTTTCAGCAAGTTTTAATTTTTTTAACATTTCTTGCTCCCATTTACGATCTGCTAAACGCCCAGAACGATAAATATCTTCCAAGGCTCCTGCTGAAGGAAATTTAACTACGTTAGACGCTTGAGGTCCTGGGACCTCGGACTTCACATTACGCCACCTGTATTTATCGGCACCTAATTTTTTTATTAAATTGGCTTCACGTTTTTTAGCAAGTGATTTTGAAGGGTTAGTCCCTTTGAATAATGTCTCCATAACTAATTTTAATTCTTTTTCTGATAATTTTTTAGCAAGTTTAGGAAGAATCTTTGCACCAATATTAGCAATACCACCGGCTGCAAATCGTTTCTTTAAAAAAGATATGTCCGGTAAAAGTCTTGGTCTTTGTGCACCTGTCTTTCTAGTTACTCTCAATCCGTATGGACGTTCATCTCTTAATCTTTTTAGATACTCTGTTAAAAGTTTATAATCATACGCTTTATTTCCCATTCCATAAGTTTCAATATCCATTATTCCTGGACGTAAAATTCTTGATGTCAACTGTCCTTCGTCTAATGCTGACGTAGCACGTTGCATACCAAAAGGAGCATTTGCGTATTTAGGATTATAAAATAAAGATTCTATTCCCGAAAGTGCTTGGTTAAAAAAATTTGGTTGAACTTCCATGTACCTTGGATCAATAGCTAATTTCATTAAATCTTCACGTGGTATGTTTGGGTTAGCGATAGCTATTTCACGAAGTCTTGATAATGGCATTGTATGTCCAATACTTCCCGTTCGCATTCCTGGTTTAAAAATTTCTAAATCATCTAATAAATTAAAAGGTAATTTTGCTTGCATTTCTGTTCTACCTTCTACAAGATTTTTAAAATCACTAGGTTTCATATTATAACGTTCAAATAATTGATTCCAAGGTGTGTTTCTTTCAGGAAACAAAGCAGACTCTGCACGTTTAATTTGAACTGCACCCATAATTTCTGGAGATTTTTTTGCTTTATCATTAGAAACTCTAAATGCTTTTGAAGCATCATCAATATACATCTGGTATGTTTTTTTACCAGGCTTCATTGGATACTTACCTTCTTTAATTAAATTTTTTACTCGTGCATCAGAAAGTTTTTTACTTGTTTCTTTTGTTATGTATTTTTCGCCTTTTCTTTTTTCTCCAAAAGGAACTTTTTCTCTACCTGTTTTCTGGGATATTTTAGTATAATCTTCTACGCCAATTTCATCAGCTATAAATTTTCTTTGAGGGATATTAAGATACCCACCTTCCCCGTCTTTACGTAATGGATTAAATTTTTTTCTAAATTCTTTAACACCTGCAAGTGTTGACTTGTCTTTTATAAATTTTTTAATCGCTGCTTGTACTGCGGGCTTTAATACGCTTGTAATAGCCATTACAGTCCTTGGTAATTATTTCTTGGTCCTGGGTCCTCGTTCCTTTTAGCCGTTTGTATAATTGGATCTTGGTAATAATCTGGAATTGGTCCACCTGCAGCTCCGCCTGCATTAATCATAGAATTTATATTAGCCATATTTTCTCTTTCCCAATCCAATTCACTTTGTCCAGCTCCTGACGTTGGAGTTCCTGCGTATGCCAGTGCTGGTATTAATGCTCCAATTCCTGTTGACGCTAAACCATATTGTCCTAATCCACGAATTGCTGGCCATGTCATTTGCTTAATTCCTTTTTTTGCAGGATCTGCAAAAGACGACCAATAAGGATAAAGATTTTTATAAATATTAGCTGCTTTTGTTGGTAAGCTACTTTGTAAAGCATTTTGTATTTTTTTTGCCGCCCAAATTCCTGCAGGCCATTCTGCAAATTCATATAGACTCCATGGATCTTCTTTATTATATTTTAATGGATTTCTTGTGTGCATTACATCAAGAATATTTCCACCCATTCCTAGAAAATCACCCTTTGCAAAATCTTTAGCGCCTTCATAAGGAAGTTTAGCAACATTCCATAACATTTCTGGTGAGCCAAGTATTGCATTTATTTGTGACGAAAGTAAATCTTGACCAACTTCATACGTGTCGCTTGCAATACCCCTTATACCTTTGTCTTCAGCATAATCAGATAAATAATCATATCCACTTCCAATAAGATCACTACCAGCATCCCATAAGTCCGGTAACCACCAACTATCATCTTCTACATCACTAATATCAACAACATCCCCTTCATCGGTTTTAATATCACCAAATTCGGATGATAAGTCGGGCTTATCATAAGGATCAATCCAAGGTTCTAGTTCCTTAATTTCATCACCAAAATATTGTTCTCTTTTCTTTTCATTTTCTTTCTCTTTCTCCCAATATTCTTTTGTCCCATACTCCAATTCTTCGTCTTCAGAAAGATCAAAAGTTATAATGTCGTCTTTGGCCATTAGTAATAAACCCTCCCCGCGGTTTTATTCATTGGT